GCGATGGCGCCGAAGATGTTGAGGCCGGTCCTGGCGAGACCGATCCCCAGCCCCATCGTCACGGGAAGCATCAGGCCCTCATGCAGAAGTAGTGGAACAGCTGCAGGCTGGGGCCGTGGGGTTCAGGAGGATGCACGGTGAAGCCCAGCGATTGCAGCCATCGGATCGAGTCTATGTTCTTCGCATGGGCCCAGTTGTGCAAGAGCACCTGGCCCCGCTGCTGCACCCTTTCCTGCACCACTGAAGCAATCCAGAGCTTCGCCCCGCAGGCCAGCTGCCGCCGGTGCGACCGGGTGGCGGTGAGCCCCTTGGTGCCCAGCATCCAGATTACGTGGCCGTTCACCCCGGCCAGCCCCACCAACCGCTCGTCGTCCCCCGCGATGGCGATGCAGGTGTCGGCATGTCGGAAAGCATCCATGGTGGCGATGAACGGCTCCCGGCCCTCCGACGCCCACAGCTCGCGCTGGTCGATCTCCCGCAGGTTGCGGGCCACGTAGACGGCCTCGGCCCGCATCGGCGCGTCGATGATTCTCACTGCATCCCCTTGGCACGGCCGGCGATGGTGCCGACCCACTCGCAGGTGGTGAACTTGCACGGCCGGGCGGTGTCGTTCCGCAGCTGCACCCGGGCCCGCCGGCCCTCGCTCATAATCGGGATGATGAACACGCCGTCCTCGGCCGGCCCCCGGGCGGTGAAGCGGTGGACCGATTCAGCCCGCCCCTCGGGGGTGACGATCGCCTCGAAGTAGCCGGTCTCGTGGAATCGGAGATGGGCCCGCCTGATCTGGGTTCGCATCTCGTTCAGTGCCACCTTGCCGCCGCCGATCTCCCGCATGGCCTTGAACCGGGTGAACTCGTAGAGGAACTCGTAGGCCTCCCCGAAGAACACATCGGCCGCCGACCAGTCCCCATCGGCGGTGATGGTGGTGGCACCGGTGTCGGCGGTGGCGATGCGGACGCCCTCCTCCCAGGCGCCGCCGCTGCCGTAGCCGCTCCAGGCCTGCACCGGCGCCGCCGCGGCGTAGGGCAGCGTCCAGGTCGTCTGGTCGGTAAAGACGTCGTAGGCGCCGGCCGCCACCCGCAGGGCCGCCGGGGTGGCATCGGTGGTGCTCACCCGCCGGTCCAGCAGCAGGGGGTGTTCGGGGCTGTCGTCATCGATCAGCCGGTCCGCCACCCGCATCTTCTCGAGGAACACCTTGCCGTCCGGGTACTCCAGCAGCAGGTACAGCACCTCCTCGATCACCACGATCTGCAGCACCCGGGTGGCGCCGCTGAACTCCCAGTAGCTCCAGCTCGACTGCACCCGCTCGCCGCCGCTGCCGCTGTTCCTGAAGAAATACTTGTGGGTGTAGACCCGATCCCGGTAGCCCTCCTTCCGGCTGATCGCATACCAGGCATTGCCGGTGGCGTTCACCGCCAGCCGGAACACGTCGCTGGGCACGTAGGAGCCGGTGGTCTCGGACAGGCTCTGGGCGTCCGCGATCAGGGTGTTGCCAGCCCCCCGGATGCTGAACTCGCGGAACTGGGTCCACTGGCCGTTCTTCTGGGCGAACACGATGGCGCCGGCCACCTGGATCGGCCGCACCTGGGGGTCGATCTCGAACTGGGTCAGCACCGTGGTCTGCGCCGTCGCCGGGGTCAGCACCGTGTCGGTGGAGCCGAAGCGGAACTGCAGCTGGTCGGAGAACAGGATCAGCTCGTCCTGGTAGCTGACCGCATACCGCAGCACGGACACTTGGTTGTTGGAGGCCGTCACGTCGATCGGGTCGCTGTCGAGCACCGCGATGGTGGTCTCGGGGAAGAACTCGAAGAAGGCCTGCGCCCGGCTGAGGATCACCGACTCGTCGGCCAGCAGGCCCAGGCGGTTCTTGTGGACGAACAGATCAGCGATGCTGTGGCCGATGAAGCTGGGGTCCGGGGCCGACTCGTAATCCCCCGCGGTCCGATCGCCCCACACCGGCAGCTGGAAACTGGTGGTGGCCTCCACAGAGCCATCGGCCGGGCCGAAGTAGAAGTCGCCGCTGCTCAGCCGGATCAGCAGGTGGGGCATGGTGTCTGGGTCGATCCGGTACTCCACCCCCGGCGCCACCACCTCCTGCCAGCTGCCCTCCCCGAAGGTGCCGGCGCCATCGCGCACCACGAAGGCCACGTAGTAGCCGTCGTAGCGGTTGCCCGGGTCGCCCACGATCTCCACCTGGTAGCCCTCGGGGGCGATGGTGGGCAGCTCGGTGAAGCTCTGGACGCTGTTGGTGATGGCGGTGATGTCCGCGTTCGCCCGGGCGTCCGTGGCCTGAATGGTGATGGGGCTGGCGCTGGTGAAATGCAGCACCGACCCGGAGCGGGTGATCGTCACCCCGGCCACGCCGGCCAGCCCCACCCGCAGGTTCTCCGCGATCTCAGCGGTGCTGATCGGGAAGGTGGTCGGTGTGCCGCCGGTGGTGATGACCGGGGCCACCTGGGTGGTCACAGTCGCCAGGGTGGCGTTCAGGTTCACCCGGTAGGACTGGCCGTAGCTGGCCGCCTTGACCCACACCAGCGCCTCGTGCAGCGCCGGCCGTGCCACCGCGGGCGCCACCGCTGGGTCCATGGCCGCCGGCACCAGAGTGTTGGAGATGAAGGTGGTGTCCGCAATCGTGGCCGCCCGCAGCTGGGCGGTGGGATCGGTCACGCTGGCCAGGTAGCCGTAGCCGCCGGGGGCCAGCACCGTCTGGTTCACCCCCTGCAGGTCGAACACCTGGATCCCCGTGGCCTGCACCACCGCCAGGTACTGCTCGGTGGCGTCCCGCAGGATCGGATGGACGAAGGCCTCGGCAAAGCTCATCAACCGTCACCCGGCGGTTGGACGATGGGTGGCTCTGGGGGCGGGAACACCTGCGCCAGCGCCACGGTGCAGTCACGCTTCCGCAGCCCCTCCCCCAGAGAGCTCACCCCGTTCACCTGTGCCTCGGCCTGGGTCGGATCCCGCTGGGCGTCCGCCTGCTGGCTCACCCCCTGGCTGAGGTTCGGGATCAGGTAGGAGGAGGGCTTAGCCACGGAAGGTGCTGTTGCGGCGGCCCCAGGCCACGCCATGGCCGGGGACGAAGGTGGGGAACGGGCGGAGGCCGATGCCGCTGGTGAGCACGTTCGGCTGCTGCTGGTCGTTCTCCACCCGCATCAGCTCGGCCCAGGCCCGCTGCTCCTGCTCGGCGGTGGACTGGCTCACCACGTCAGAGGCCAGCACCCGCTCGCTGAACACCCGGGAGGAGCGCACCGTCACCCACCGGTTGTAGGCCTCCGGCACCTCGTCCCAGCTTAGGAACAGGATCACGTCCGCCTCGAGGAAGGTGATGTCGGTGAACTCGTAGGTGCGGTTCTCCTTGTCGTAGACCCGCCGGCCCCGCAGCTGGAACCGATGGCCCCACTGAAACCGATCGGTGGTGAAGCTGCAGACGCTGGCCGGCACCATGATTTCGCCGGTGCTCACGTCCCTGGTGAAGCGGAAGCCCTCCTCCCGGTTCCACGTCCAGCCCCGGGTCTGCCCCTCCTTGTGGAGCTCCAGGATGGTCCGCTCGGCCACGCCCGCCTCGGCGTTGCTCTCGTCCTCCAGTGTGGCCACCGGGGCTTCCCCGATGTTGGCCAGCAGCACGTTCACCGCCTCCAGCAGGGTGGTCCGCCCTGGGGTCACGCCCTGGTTGGCCAGGCCCATCGGGCTGCTGCAGCGGTGCAGGCCAATCCTATCGGGCGCCCATAAAAAAGCCCCACCTTGGCGGGGTGGGGCTGGGCTCCCTTGATCGATGCCGGCCCCAGCTTAGGGGACGGAGATCGACGCAGCGCACTCGGGCCGCAGGGACTTCATGCCGATGGCCATTTTCGCGGTGATCAGCACCGACTGGTACATCTTGAAGAAGTCACCGTTGGGATCGGTCATTTCCATGGTGGGCTTCTTCAGGATCAGCAGGCCAGCCGCATCCTTGTGCCAGATCAGAGCCCTGCACTTGGACAGGTTCTGGGCGTACTCCGCGTTCCGGTCGCCGGCCACGTTGACGTAGGCGGCCTGGGTCACGTGGTTGGACGCGATCACCGGGATCCCCTTGATCCGCAGCCGGGGCGAGCCGTCCGCGATGGTGCCGTTCTGGCCACCGGAGAAGTCGGCGTTGATCGCCCGGGTGGACTCCAGCAGGAAGTCGTACTCGTCCGGGGGGACGGCACAGATCAGGTCGTCCGTGGGGACGTCTTTCTTCTGCATGGCGACCTTGGCGTTGCCGATCAGGCTGATCAGCTCGTCGCCCTTGGCCGCCTTGGTGGCAGCCGCGTAGCCGGCGGACAGGGTGAGGCTAGTGCCCACCCGGTCGGCGTTGATGGCCTTGGCGAGCTGGGGGGTGGACCGCTGGGCAGCCGCGAAGATCACCCGGGCGGCCCGGGCATCCATGTCGCGGGCCAGGGCCCGGCCTGCCTCGATCGTGTAGTCCTGCCGCACGGAGTAGTACGACATGGCTTGATCCAAGTCGTATATCTTCTGGGGCGCCACCAGAAGGGCGTCCAGGTTGATCTCCTCCTCGGTGTGATCGGACGGCACGTTGGTGTCCATCGCCGCGATGTTCACCCCGGGGGTGTGGTACGCAGCGGCGGCCCGACCAGATACCGGGAACTTGGCCGAACGGCCGCCGGAGATGGTGCGGGTCTTGAGCTTGTCCTTGAACACGCAGGCGCGTTCGTAGGCGCTGATCATCTCGGCAATGCCGAGCTGGAGGAACAGGGCCAGTTCGCTGCCCGCCCCACGGTTTTGCCCAATACGGGCGAGGTTGATGGTGGTCACAGGACCAGAGGTTCAGTGAGCGCCTGTCACCTCTCTGGGCCTGGCCGGGTTATTCCCCTCGGGGGGCCCTCCATCCTCTGCAGGGTTGCAGTGTCGTCTCGTATCGAGACCCTACACGAACACCTTGCTTCTGGCCATGGCCTGGTTCACCTGCTTCCGGTAGACGGGATCCACCTGGTAGAGGTTCCGGCCCCGGCTGTCGGTCTTGGCCATGGCCGCCACCGCCTCGTCCTCGTCAGCGAACACCAGCCCGCCATCGGCCGCGGACGGGGTGCCGCCGGCCAGCAGCTTCGGCTCCCGGGGGGTGGCCGCAGCGGACCGGGCCTCGAAGCCCTTGAGCAGGGCCAGGGCGGCGGTGGCGTTGCCGGTGTCCACCAGCTGGTTGAAGGCTTCCACCTCGGCGGCGTCCACGTTCTCCGTCACCCATGCGTTCACCTGGGCCACCCGCTCGGCGCCACCAGCAGCGGCCACCAGCTGGGCCTTGGCCGCATCGTCCAGTGGCTGGCCCGCCGGGGCGGTGGGGGCCGGCCGGAAGGAGTTGATGTAGCCCTCCACCACCGACTTGGGGTAGCCGGTGGCCTCGGCCAGTTTGTCCACCTGGGCGGCGTCGATCTCCTGCCCGGCCTGCACCTTGGCGGCGATCTCGTAGGGGTTCACCTCAGCCTTCTCGAAGGCATCGGTGAGCACCTCGCCGTAGTCGGCCACCGCCTTCTCGCGGGTGAACTCGGGGATCTCGGGGGCGGCGGCCGGCTCCTTGGCCTGCTGCTGGCTGGCCCGGTACTGGGCCTCCTGCATCGTGAGGCGGTAGACCTCGGCGGCACTCTTGCCCCGGTACTTCTCGGGCAGGCCATCGTCCTCGGCGGCCGGGGGCTCGCCGGTGGCGGCCTCCTGCTCCTGCAGGAACTGGCCCAGCGGGCCGTCGCCAGTCTCGGGCTCCTGGCCGGAAAGGAACTCCTCAAGGAGACCTTCCTGGCCGGGGGCGACCATCGACTTCAGGGTGTCGCTCATGGTGGTGGCTATTCGGGAATGGGCTGGCCGTCATCCGGCGGACCGGCGGCCATCTGCTGGAGGGTGGCGGCGGCCTGGGCCTGCTTGGCCGGATCCGCCGCGGCGGACTGCATCGCTGCCATCCGCTCCTGCTGTTCGGCCGCCTGCCGCTGGGCTGCCTCCATTTCCTGCTGCACCTCCTCCTCGGTCTTGATCGCGTCCAGGTTCGGCAGGTTGCTGGCGGTGGCCATCTGCGTCACCAGCCGGGGCACCTTCATAAACTGCGGCACCGCCTCGGGGCCCAGCAGCTGGCCCAGCATCCCCACGAACTGGCTGATCCGCTCCAGGTCGTTGCCCCGTCCCACGGCTGCCAGGCCCACCGACACCACCGGCTTCACCAGCTTCTTGTCCAGCTGCGGCAGATCCCCCTCGCGGGTCTGGATCGCCAGCATCCGCTTCACGTAGGGGTACTGGAACTCCACGGTGAGGATGGAGTACAGGGAACCCAGGGCGTTCTCCAGTTGGAGGGCCTGCAGCCGCACCTCCTGGGCCGTGGTCCGCTCGCTGTCGCGGAAGTTCTGGAGCAGCATCGCCTGGCTCAGGCGGGCCGAGATCCGCTGCTCGGCCTGCGCCGCCACCGCCAGGTCCGCACTCTTGGCGGCCTGGATCGGGAACACGTCATCCGGCATGGCCGTCACCGCGGCGCCGTTGGCGGCGTCGGTGAACTGCTTGGCCGTCACTTGGCTGTTGGGCTTCACCCCGAAGATGCACCGGGCCGAGATCAGGGCCCCCTCAGCGATGGCCTGGTTCAGGGCGTCGGCCGTGTGCAGGTCGGCCATGCAGACCGCCTCCACGAACCCCGGGCTGTAGTCCTGGCCGTCCAGGTGGTACATCCGCAGCGGGATCCAGGGCGATTCGTCCATCGGTGCCCACCCATCGGTGCCAGGGATCTCCGTCCGGTGGATCTCCTGGTGCCACTCCACCCGGCCCTTCGCCCAGTCCCACTCGACCAGGGTGTAGACCTTCACCAGCTTGCCGTTGTTGCCCAGCCCCATCCGCTTGTCGGGGCTGTCCTCATCCGGCTGGGCGCCGGCCTGCTCGTCGTGGATCTTGCGGGCCGCCTCGTTGAGGCTCTTGACCGTCAGCTGCTCGCAGATCACCGCCAGCGATGGCCGGCCGGTGGGCTCCCGCTTCAGCACGTAGCGGCCCAGCCCGTACATCCGCAGCCCCTCGACGGGCCGGTAGGCCAGCACGTTGCCGACCACCAGCAGCTGCAGCAGCCCTTCATGGAGCACCGGCCGGTCGTTGCTGTGGGCGATGGAAGCCAACATCGCCCGCTCAAGCACGTTCAGCGCCTTGTCAAAATCGGCCCGCTCCTTGGCCACCTCGTCCTTGTCCTCCCGGTCGGCGGTGATCCGCGCCATCTCCACCTCGTTAATGGTCAGGCGAAAGAACGGCTCGGTCGGGGGGAGCAGCGCCATCAGCAGCCGGCTGGCCAGGTTGCTGATCCCCGCCTGGCCCACCCCGTTCCAGGGCAGCTCCAGCTCGGGGCTGTCGTTGGGTAGCGGGTCCTCCCGCGGCGCCAGGTAGGGGATGGTCAGGCTGGCGGCCTGCTTGGCCTTGGCGATCCAATAGGACCGATCCGAAACCAGGTCGTTGTAGAGGGCCTCGGCGCTCACGTCACACCCCCAGGTTCAGGCCAGCGCCGGCCGTGGCCTTGGTGCTGCCGGGGGTGATGCGGAGGCTGGTGGCGGCCTTCTTCTTCGGCTTGGCGGCCGTGGTGGTGAGCGGCGCGGTGGGTGTCGCGGTTTCGGTGGCGGTGGCGTAGGTGCTGTCCTGCGCTTGGGCGGCGGCCTGGGCGGCGGCGGCCTGCTCGGCGGCCAGCTCCTGCCGGCGCTGGAGGGTCTGCGCCTCCACAGCGGCCTGCTGCTGGGCCAGCTGCTGCCGCAGCGCCTCCTGCTGCTGGTTCGACTGCTCAATGAATCGAGCGGTCTGCGCCTGCTGCTGGGCGTACTGCATCAGGTTGAACTGGGCCTGTTCCTGGGTGGGGCCCTGGGGGCGAGATCCGCACATGGCTACGTGATGTTGAGGCCCACCCCGGTGCCGGAGCGGACAGAGCTGGCGCGGTTGATCCGCAGCTGGGCCTTGCCGGGTGCCCGCTGCTGGCCGGCGCGGTTGTCGGCCACGGTGGGGGCCTGCGCCCCCTTCTCCGGTGCCGGCGCACCGATCAGGGCGGCGAGCCGTTCGGCGTTGGCGGCGGTCTCGTTGGCCCGCGCCACCTTCACCGCCTGGAGCTCCTCCAGCACTTGGCCCTGCTGCTGCAGGGCGTTGTTCAGCTGCAGCTGGGCCGGCGCCAGCACCCCCTCCCGTTGGGAGCGCATGGCCTCCATCTGCATCAGCACCTCGCCGGTGCTCTGCATGTAGTTGGGCGACGTGATCGTGGCCCCGCCGCCGCCGCCCCCACACATCAGCGGATCCCCCCGGTCAGGCTCTCGGCTGCCTGCTGCTGGCCCTCCAGCTCCCGCTGGACGAACCGGATTACCTCGATGTTCCCGGTCAGCCGGTCCATTACCCGGAGGTCGGTGCCGGGATCGGGGCAACGATCGGGGAACACCTCGCGCAGCCGATCAAGATGTTCCTGGGTCCAGAGCGCGATCACTGCAGTCCTGCAGACCACCGCAGTCTACGGGCGGCGGGAAGCAGTCATGCCGGGGGCGGGGGCGGATAGTCCCATGAACAGTGGAGGATGCTGCCGCCCTTGCCCACTGCATCAAAATCCTGCCACCACT